ACCTCTCATTGTGCAGATAGCTTTAGATATTTAGCTATCGGATTAGATGAACGAGATGACGGATGGAGCAAACCACTTGAGATTAATAAACAATGGATAGTATAAATGAAAGATAAATATAAAGACTTTGATATTGATTCAGACGATAACTTAACATTAGTTAATCTTATTGGGTCGCATATTGATGATTCGCTAGGATACATTTCTACCGACACATCTCTTGAACGACAAAGGGCTTTAGAGTTTTACATGAGAGAACCCTTCGGAAATGAAGTTGAAGGGCGTAGTCAAATTGTAACTGGTGAAGTTGCCGAAGCTGTAGACGGTGCATTACCACAGATTATGAAAGTGTTTACCCAATCTAATAACGCAGTGGTGTTTGAGCCAGTAAATGAAGGCGATGCAGAGATGGCTGAACAAGCAACAGCTTATGTAAACCACATTTTTAATAAAGACAATGATGGTTTTGAAATAATGAACTCATGGTTTAAAGATGCTCTGCTTCAAAAGGTAGGCGTAGTAAAAGCTTATTGGGATGACAAAAAAAATACAACTAAAGAGAAATACCAAAACCTAACTGAAGATGAACTTGCAATGATTATGCAAGACGAAGAAGTTGAAATTGTTTCTCAAGATACTGTTGAAGAAATTATAGAGCAAGACCCACAGCCAATGGTTGACCCTATGACTGGACAGCCTGTAATAGATGAAATGGGTATGCCAATGATGATGGAAGTACCTCCCATTATTAATGTTTATTACAATGTAAAATGTAAACGCACCATAGATTCATCTAAAGTTAAAATAGAATCAGTTGCACCAGAAGAGTTTTTAATTGATAAAAGAGCAGTAACTATTGACGATGCAACCTTTGTTGCTCAACGTAGTTTAGTTCCACGCTCTGAATTGATTGCTATGGGTTACGACCCTAAAGTAGTAGAAACATTATCTACTGGCGACACACTAGACTTTACTCCAGAAAGAATTGCACGTTACAGCAACGGTGAAGAACCATTTAGCACTAATGACGTTAATGATGAATCAATGGAGTTGATTGAGTATTATGAATGTTATGTAAAAACTGATTTAGATGAGGATGGCATAGCCGAGCTACACAGAGTTTGCTACGCAGACAACAAGGTATTGATGCACGAAGAATGTGACTATGTTCCGTTCCATAGTGTTTGCCCAATACCTATCCCTCATAAATTCTTTGGTCAGTCGTTAGCTGACAGGACAATGGATTTGCAACTGGTTAAATCTACTATTACCAGACAGATGCTAGACAACCTTTACCTTACTAACAACTACCGAGTAGGTGCAGTAGAAGGACAAGTCAACCTTGATGACCTTCTTACATCTACAGCAGGTGGCGTAATAAGGATTAAAAACCCTAATGCGTTAGTACCGTTATCAGTGCAATCAAGTGCAGGGCAATCATTTCCTATGCTTGAGTATTTGGATACTATTCAAGCTAAACGAACTGGCGTATCAGAAGCTTCACAAGGGCTTGATGCCAACATATTACAGAATGTAACTGCTACAGCAGTATCTGCTATGTCAAATGCAGCAGGTGGCAAGATAGAACTTATAGCTCGTATCTTTGCTGAAACAGGCGTTTCATCCTTAATGATGGGAATATTACAGTTAGTTTGTAAATACCAAGACAAAGAACGCATCATTAAAATTAACAACAGTTATGTTCCAATGAACCCTAGAGAGTGGACCACACAGTACAACCTTACGGTTAATGTAGGATTAGGTACTGGTAGCAAAACAGAGCAGTTAGCTGTTATGCAAATGATTCTTGATAAACAAGAGCAGATGCTGACACAGTATGGACTAGGTAATCCTTTAGTAAGTATTAAACAATACCGAGATACCCTAGCTAAATTTGTCAACATGGCTGGATTTAAAGATGAGTCTGGATTCTTAAAAAATCTTACTCAAGAAGAGTCTGACCAATTAGCTCAACAACAAGCACAACAACCACAGACTGACCCTAATACTGAAGCAGCTAAAATACTTGCACAAGTAGAACAAGAAAAAGCACAGATGCAAATGCAAGCCAAAATGGCTGAACTAGAATTAGACAAACAACAGTTAGAACTTAAAGTGCAAAAAGAAATGCTTGAGCTGCAACAAAAACAAGCACAGTTTGAAGCAGACATGGCTATGAAAGAAATGCAGCTAATGCAGAAAGCACAGAATGATAACCAGAAAAATGACATAACTCAATCTAAAGAGCTCATAAACGCTTTAGATAAGATTAATAAAATTGCAGGTATGTAATGACCAAATCAGAAGCTTTTAGAAACCTTTTGCAAAGTCAAGAACTCAATGACGAAATGCAAGAGATGCAAAACGAACTAACCGAACTAATTATTAACTCTGATTCTGACCAACAAAAAGTCCGAGAGGATGCTTACGTCAGGATTAAAGTTATCAACGAAATCATGAACCGTTTTAAATCCATTGCAAAAGACGATGAGATTAAAGACAGGGCATGGAAGATATTATAGGCAATTGCCTTTAATGGGTATCCTCCCCTAGAGGAAATTAAGGAAACACAATGAGTGAAGAAGCCATGACTCCCCAAGAGGGAAGTGGAGAACTAACAATATCAGATGCAACTTCTGCTATAGAAGGTATGTTATCTGCAAGTGAGGACTCCAACGAGCAACCAGAAACTGTAGAGAATACAGAAGTAGAAGAAGTAGAGGAATCAGAAGAAGAGGTTGAAGAAGAAGCTGAAGAAGTTGAAGAGGCTGAAGATGATACTGAAGAAGAAGATGACTCCGAGATTGAGGACGAAGAAGAAGTTGAGGAAGAACAGACTTTCACAGTCAAAGCGGCTGGTGAAGAAAAACAAGTTACCCTTGATGAACTTAAAAAATCTTATCAACTTGGCTCTGACTATACTAAAAAGACTCAAGAAATAGCTGAACAGCGTAAAGTTATTGAAACCGAAGCTAAAGCTATTATTGAAGCTAGACAAGTTAGGGATGAGTATTCACAAAAATTGCAGGCAGTACAACAATTCTTGGTTGGCAGTAATGACCGACCAGAAGATTTAGCTGCAATGAAAGAGAACGACCCAATAGGATATGCAGTTAAGGTCGCAGAAATGACCGAGAAGAAAGAACAACTACAGCTAGTGCAAGCTGAACAACAACGCATTGCTCAACAGCAACAAGCGGATAGGTCAGCACAAATGCAAAAAGTTGTAGAACAAGAAGCACAAAAACTAGCACAATCCTTGCCAGAGTTTTCAGACAAAGTCAAAGGCGAACAAATCAGAAATGACATTCGTTCTTATGGCAAATCGGTAGGATTCACAGATGAGGAATTATCCCAAGTCTATGACTCTCGCCAAGTCCTTACTATTCACAAGGCTATGATGTACGACAAACTAGTTAAGTCAAAGCCAGGTATGAAGAAGAAAGTTTCTAATGCACCCAAGATGGTTAAGTCTGGTGCAAAAGTAAAACAATCGGTAACGGACAAAACAAAAAAACAAATGCAAAGGCTACAGCAAACTGGTTCAGCCAGATGCAGCAGCTTTATTTGAAAACTTACTTTAACAAGGAAAAATAAAAATGGCAGAATTTAGAACGTATACTGCGATAGGTCAACGTGAGGATTTATCCAACACGATTTACAATATCGCTCCAACAGAAACTCCTGTAGTTTCTTCAATTGGTAAAACAAAAGCAACAGCAACTTATCATGAATGGCAAACAGATGACCTAGCAGCAGCCAGTGCAGCTGGTCTTGTTGAGGGTGCTGATGCTTCAGGTGCTTCTGATACTCCTACCACTCGTGTAGGTAACAGAACACAAATTCAAGGTAAAACAGTACACATCTCTGGTACTCTTGACGCAGTAGATAAAGCTGGTCGTAAAACAGAAACAGCTTATCAACTAGCTAAAGCAGGACAAGAGCTTAAACGAGATATGGAAAAAACTATTCTTGGTAACGTAGCACAAGACGCTGGTGCTGCTGGTAGTGCAAGACTGCTTGGTTCTATCCAATCATGGCTTGGCACTAACTTTGTTACTATGACAGACGGTGTTGCTCCTGTAGGCTCTAACGGTACAGCCGCTAGAACAGAAGGTGCTACT